TACTGGCTGCCCGAGGACTGCAAAAAGCTCACGGGAGTGAAGTCATCCGGCAGACCTTCGATATGCCGCGCGGCACGAGAAAAGAATTTTCTTCGTCCTATCAAGTGCCCTCACCGACCTTCTGCGCCGCCAAAATTTTGTCTTTGAAGCTCAGCTCCCATGTTTCGCCGTTGTGAAAATCCGGCGCAGTGCCGATATATCCGGTGCCCGCGGGCAGAGTGACCGTTATATCGCCGCTCGCCGCGAAGTCCAAGCGCATCCAGCACTCGAAGTTGCCTGTAGGATATGTCAGTGTTAAGGTCGTGACATTGGTGAGGCGGTACTCGGTGTTGTCGGCGAGGGTTATGTTTGAGCCTGTGGTGACTTGCGTAGATACTGCTTCCGGCGTATAACCGAGTGCAGCGATAACGCCATTTTTTGTGACGGAGATGTCAGAACCGTTATATTGGAGCTTGCCGTTTGAATAGGAAAGATTGTCAAGAACGTCTTTATTAGTGTGAGTATGCCCAGACTTTTTTACAAGCTCGTCGAGTGCCTCTCCGACTGTCGACATGTTCGGTAATGCGTCATTTGAATAACTAATAAAATCCGCACCGATTTGACCAACTATGAATTGCCATCTAGCTTGGTTTTCTCCGACCTTCTGTACAAATGAAAGTATAGCTTGACCAAGCAGAAATGTGGCAAAATAATAGTTGCTACCGTTAAAGCCTTGAACAATAGGTATATCCCAAGATAGATTGTTGTCTGTATCAGTGGCTATCACAACAACTCTTTTTTCGTCGGCAACTGCCGTGTCTATCTGCTCGACTGTTGTGTCGCAAGATGTGACCGTATAGTTGCCGCCGTCATTGCTTGCAACCGTCATCTTGATGACGAAATCGGATGCGCCACCGTCTAAAGCCTCGCCGTCATAGGTCGGCTTGCCGTCTTTTGACTCGGCAAACTTATCAAGCACGGACTTGTTGTCATGGCTATGTCGCGCGGCGGTGTTAAGCGCGATTTCTGCGGCAAGGCTGTGACTCAGCCGCTCCGTGCCGTCCGGGATTGACACCTTTGCCGAGCCTGTTATCATCGGCGCATAGCCGACTATCTCGCCGTCCGCAAAGGCAACCAGCTGTGCCGCCATGTTGCCGGGTTCAGGCACGATGTCGCTTGTGATTTTGACAGTCACATAGCCGTCGACGGGCGTAAGTGTCTCCGTCTGCAAATACTCACCGACCGTGGACTCAAAATACACACGATAGCTGTCCGCGCCTTCGAGCTCTTCGGGCACCGGCAGAGCGAGCAAAGTAAAGTTATTTTCCGCGCGATAGCCGACATCATACCCGCGTGGGCGGGCATAATCAACCGTTATCGTTCTTGTCTGCATCTTTTTCGGCCTCCCCGTTCTCGCCCTCTGTGGGCGGTTTTTCGAGTTCTGAAAGCATATCGGACAACAGCTCAATTTTGCCAAGCTGTTTAATAAGCTCCGCTCGGACATATTCAAGACGGCTTGTCAGCTGTTTTGTTTCCTGCTCAAGCTGTTGTGCGGTCTCTTGAGTTGTGCCGAGTCTTTTTTCAAGTTCGGTTTTTGTCATATCGGGTTTACCTCCTTATGGTGTTCATGCCAGCTGTTTTGCTTTGTTGCCTCCAAACTGTACCCAAACGCCAGTCGAATCAACAAATATTTTCGCGCTGTATGTCATGCCTGCAATTTTCAGCGTTGCACCGTCCCAATTAGTACCGGACGGGTACACATCAAGGCGAGCAACTATTTTGTCATTGGAGTTTCTTACCTCGATTGCACCGGACGGCGTCGAGGTTGCGGGAATCCCAATTCCAAAGTCCGCACGGCATACATCCACATTGCTTCCCGTTGCTATGTTTCGATAGTGCGTAAGCCCTGCAAATACGTTATTCCTAAAATGATTCGACACAAGTGTTCCGCTTACAGATGTTTCGTCTTTTGTTGCTATCAGATACTTGTTCGATGCACCAAAACCATTTTCTTTTTCGCGGACGCGAAAGCCCTTTCCGTCTTGACAAACAACGTCCGTATAGGCATCTCCGCTATCTATGCGAACACCTTTTGTACTGTCAATACGGACATCATACGTGAGACCAGAGAATGGATAGTTAATACTATCAGAAAAGCCTATAAATCCCGCTTCCGTTTCGCCGGATAGTCTTGTCATGCCAAGCACCGACTGTCTTTGTGTTATAGCGTCAGCAAACGGTCGAGTGGTATTGATTATTTTAAGGTCATATGCCGAACCCTTAACACAAAAAACGCCTGTTAGGTCTGCGTCGGACGCTTTGATGTGACCGGTTTCGAGATTAAAAGAGAATCCGTTTGTGCCGCCTGTGATAATGCCCGTTGTTATAGCCGTTGCGTTTATACCTGACCCGGTCATAGCGTTGGTGTAGGTCTTGCCGCCGTCTGTGGTGCAGCCTATACCGCCATAGGTGCATTTAACACCTTGCAAGCCATCTGTCGCGAAACACTCCCAGCCGTCCGGGTTTCCGTCCTTGTCGAGGTCGAGAATACGATAATATCCGCCGTTTGCCCCGTTTATAGCGTTTGTAGCGGCTTTTATTGCCGCCTCCATTGAGTTTTTAACCTTGCTGAGTTCAAGCTTTACGGACGCGCTGACGGAGTCGAAAGACATCTCCGTTGTGTCGAGATTGGGAGATATAATTGTAGACTGCAAACCGCCCGAGAGGTCTAACTCTTGCTGCGCTACATAGACGGTATATGACTTGCTGTTTTTGTCTTTGACGGTGATAATATCGCCGACCTCTATACACGGGTCTCCGCGCCATGTGCAAGTTGACGGATACCAAGTCCGTCCGTTATACCGCGTATATATCGCGTCTATCTCGGCGTGGCTAATAAGCGGATTCGCAAAAGACAGCGGAACTCCTGTGCCTTTTGTGTAGACATCTTCGTCCTCGCCCGCAGAGACCGCTTCTATCTTGACCGCGCTCTCTGCGGACTTTTTAAAGCCGTTTTCCCACTGGACATCCGCCGTCACGGTATAGTCATAGGTACTGCCCGGACTAAAAAACCACGAGATATAAAGCTTTCCGACTGTGTTTATGCGCGCAGACATTCCCGCGCATCCGACGCAGTAACCGAGCACGTCTCGCTCGCTCTGCTCCGTCAGTTCTGCGGCTGTTGCAACGCCGATAACATGATTTTTCAAGGCGGTCTGTGCCGCCGTATCGACATATGCCACGCTCAAGCCGTGCATACTTGCGATATTCTCGACGACATCTTTCAGCGTCGTGGTATCGGTGACTGTAATGGACGGCGTCCACTTGCCGCCCATTTTGTCTATCTCGTCATATCCGGTGACGGTCAAGGTCTTGCCGTCGTCGTCCGTTTCCGGCTTCTCTGTCGCAAAATAGCCGCAGGGCGTGTAATAATATGTTCCGTCCGCCAGAAGCACGCCGCTCTCGACAAAAGCTATCTTGCCGCGGTAGTTAAAGGTGGACGATGGATTATTAAAAGTCGCGGAATAAGAGCTTGAGCCTACGCTTCCGACTGTTGCGTCCTCGTCTCCGTTGAGAACCTGTGTCACGCTCAAGCTCAGTAAGCCGTCCGTTACGACGACCTTATCCGAGACAAAAGAGCGAATCCCGAGAGTCGTCACATAATGTCCGAATGTTATCCGGTTGATTATGTGACGAGTCCGCTTGGCATAAGCAGTTCTTACCGCTGCGCGTTTTGTCGCGTTGATTATCTTATACACCGCCCGTGCCCCCTTACATCTCGGTCAAATTGAAGCTGACCTCTTTATAAGTCCAAAGAGTCTCGCTGTATATCCGCTCTATATCTGCTTCGAGCGTCGAGCAGTAGAATGTCTTTGTGCCGAATGTGCCCGTTTTCGGGTTCGGCAACCAACAGTCGAAACTGTCGGCAAGGATAATGTCCGCGATTTCTGCATACTGCGTGTTATTCAATCCGCTCGGCATCGTGGCGGTGTATTTGTTTTTTCCCGTCACGATATCGCGGAACATTGTTCCCGTGTTGTTGTCACGCCCGCTTTTGCTGCTGTCGATGATATTTATTCCGGGTTTCAAGCCCATCGGCGTGGGAAGTGTTTTCCATGTCGATGTACCCGTTTTTTTGATTTTCATTACGGCTATACTCATACGCTCACCCCCGCAAGCGGCGTTTTGCCAGTTCTTCTGACAACGCCGTTATGGTATTCAATTACCGATTGCCCGACGACCTTTCCGTCGAGCGTGGTATAAATTGAAATTGATATCGGGCGTGAGTTATCTCCGCCGAGTTCGTTCATGACCTCGCGAACCGCCTGTTTCATCGTCGACAAAGGCGAAACAACTTCGGGCTCGCGCTTGTTATCGCCGAGTATTGCCGTATATTCGCCGTAGTTTCTCGGGACAACTGTACCTGTTGCAAGGCGCGGTATACTGACCGTAGGAAGATTAAAGCCGAACCTCTTTCCGCCTATTCCGGGCACCCATTCGGGGATATTCCACGAGATTCTATTTGCTTTATTGACAACGGTATTTATGCAACGCTCAACGAGCGAAATTATGCCGTTGAGCCTGTCGCGCCCTGAGTTTTTGATTGAATCCCACATTCTCGACGCACCAGAGGTTATTTTATTCCAAAGGTCGGCTGCACCGTGCGCGATTTGACTGCCGAAAGATTTGATAGCATTCCAAGCCGCCGAGAACGCGCCCGAATTTATTCCGGTTGCAATACCGACGGAGAAAAGCGCCGCACCTGCCGCTATAAGCGGAATATTTGTCGTCGCAATACCCGCTATAAGGAGAGCTGTTCCCAGTGCGATTGAGCCCCATGTCACTATCTGCGCGAGCCACGGAGGCATAGCTTCAAAGGCTCCGCTCTTGTCTCCAACTGTCATTCCAGTGACAAGAAGCATAATTCCCGCAAGTGTAAGATAAATGTTCCCCATGACTATACCGACAACCAAGAGAGCTGTGCCGAGTGCCATTCCGCCCCATGTGATTATCTGCTTTAACCAGCCGGGCATAGCCTCAAAAGCCCCGCTTGCCTCGCCGTATTTGACGCCCGTCATATATAGAGCGATACCTGCGAGAATAAGCTTCGGGCTAAATTTGACAAGTCCGACTATAAGCAACGCCGCACCGAGTATCATCAGCCCCCACGTGATTATCTGATTAACCCATGTTGGCATACTCGAAAATGCACCCGTGTTCTGTCCGACTTTTATTCCCGCCGCAATGAGTGCTATACCGAGAATAATCGCGGGGATATTAACCGTCGCTATGCCTACCATAAGTAGTGCAACGCCGAGCAACATCGACCCATAAGCCGCTATTTTCGCCATGTTGCCGTCGAGGTCGTCGAGATTGGTGTTGAATGCGGGCACAGACGACGCATCTGTGGCGCCTGAACTGCTTGAGCTGTTATCACTGAGCTGATTCAGCTCGTCGAAACTCGCAAGGCTTCGAGAAGCTTTTTCCGCCGCTTTGCCGACCTTGCTTGTCGCCGTTGCTTGCTTATTAAGCGCCTTTGCGTTTTTCTGCATCTGTGATACAGATTTGCCGAAAAGCGCGGCGGTAAACGACGCGAGAAAAGCCGACGCTTGTTCGAGCGCGTGCAGTAACGCTTTAATCGCAGGCAATGCAAACTCGTATATCGGCTGAAACGCCGTCAAAAGATTACCTTTTATGTTGGCAAGAGAGGTCTGTATCTGCTTGTCCGATGAGGTCATAGAGGTGAGCAGCTCTTTAAGCTTTCTGAGTGCTCTCGTTATGACCGTAAAAATGAAAACTCGCTTTGCAAGACCGCCTATACGTTTGACAAATTTATCAAGACCGGCAGTAGCTCCAGTCAAGCCCTTTTTAAATCCCGCAGGTGCTTTGGCGTCCAGAGCTTCCCGGAGCTTTGTTTTCGCAATATCGGCTTTACTTTTGAGTCCGCCGAGCTTTTTCTCTGCATCTGCGATAGCCGCTTCGGACGAAGCAAGCTGCGCGGAACGGTCGGTCTGGTGCTTCGCTTCGGCTTTACTTTCAATCTTTTCGATTTTTTCAAGGACTTTGTCATATTCCGCCTGCAAGCTGTGGACTTTGTCAACCCACTCGCCGGATTTGCCGTCAGCTCCGGCAACGCCATGTTCCCACTGCTTGTCATATTCGGCGACTTGCTGTTTTGCTTCGGCGATTTTCGCTTTGAGCGTTTCCGCCTGTTCTATCAGCGGTTTTGCGGCTTCCGGCTCGATATATCCGTCGTCAGATTTGAGATTTTCATATTCCGTGCGCAGTCTTTCGACTTCGGCTATCTGCTTTTCGACTTTGGCATTTGCTTCATCGACATTGTTCTGCAACCGTTTCATCTTCGCCGACGATTGGTCAACTTCCTTGCCGCTGAACGCCTGTTTGACGCGCTGATACATACGTGACACCGATTTATTCACCATGTCCGTCGCTTTATTCACGCCGTCCGTGTCAAATTTTGTGTCAAATTTGAGAGAGCCGTCAACCATTCAATCACCCCCCCGCTATCCTAAAAGTTTATTGAGCGCGTCACGTTCTGCCTGTTCCTGTGCCGAGTATTTGCGCTCAATGTCTATCATCTTTTTGTGCTCTTTGTAAAATTCCTGCTCCCACTTGTCGAGTTTCTTGTGTCTGTTCTTCTTTTCGCGGATAGAACGGACTGTCGAGAAAAAGCACTCGCCAATCTCTGCGAAATAGCCGAGAAATGTCCACCAATGCATATAGGGCACGGCGCGGACTTCCTGCCCGGCGGTCTTGTTTACTGCGGAAAAAATCATCTTTTCGTCCTGAGACCAGGACATGACCTTTTTCTGTCGCTGTTGACCTACTTCTTTATAGTCCTCACCGCCATCAAGAAACCACGACGCTTTTTCAATCGCCTCGTTGCAGGCTTCTCTCGGTATCGAGTCTGGCTCTTTATATAAACAGTCCAGCATAACTGCCATTTTGTCATACTCATTGAGTTCCGGGTCGTCAAACGCCTCGAAAATGACAAGCGCAACGCGATAATCGGAGCAGATAGAATATTCTTTGCCTGCCACTTCGAGCGTGGTCGGAAGATAGCCTATCATAAGCTATTTTTAAACCTCGCGGCTTCGGCTTCGTACTTTTTGATACGGGCTTCGGCTTTCTTCTGCTCGGATTTTATGTCAGTTTCTATAATCGGAAGAACTGCATTGAAAACGCGCTCGAAAAGCGGAACGCCGCCGCGAGTTGAAAGCGGTGAAGCTGTGCCGAACAGAACGCCGGACACTTCGGAGTTGAAGATATAGTCGAACTGACCGCAGATAAACTTGCCGAGGTCGCGGATTCCGTCAGCTGCCGTCTCATCGTCAAGGTCTGCCGAACCGTCGCTCTTTATCTTGATGTTCTCATATTTCTTCATTTCTTCGTTTATATTGTTTTTAGCGTTCCGCAGACGCTCTATAAGTCCGTAGTCGGCGGTATCTATACGGACAATTCTCTGCGGGTCGCCG